TACATTTATAATGTACGCAAAAGTCTCCGTTTGGATATACGTTTAAGGCTGTATCATTGTCTCCTCCATGAATGAAACATTCTGATTTAACTACTATATTATTTTTGTAAGAATACTCAACTCCGAAGTAGTCATAGATTTGATCTATATATTCTACTGCTATTCTACTGAGATGATTCAGCTTGCTTTGCTCGTTATATTTATACGAAGGGGATGTCTTCATTATACATTACGCTTTCTTCTTGTTCTTCGTCCTCGATAACACTGCCGCCACTCTCTAGTTCTTTAGCAGTCTTGCCTTCTATTAATTTACCATACTTCCCTATCATATTTACATTGATATAATCGGTCGGCTCTAAACCCTCCCCATGTCTAGCGATCACTGGTACAAGTTTTCTGTTGCCGTTCTCTGGGCCATCCTTGGCAATTTCTTCATCCGACTTTCTTTTGTAGATAGTAAAGTTACTACACAACCATATAATTCTATCGGAGCCGCTTGCAGTATCAGTTGACTCTTTAGTTATTCCATCTCTATTTAACTGTACAAACGCCAGTATAGGAACCTCGTACTTAATAGCAAAGTTATGTAAGGAACTCATGAGAAATCCCAATACTTGATATTCTTTCATATCTCCTTTAATTTCTGCCGAGTCCATGATTTTTAAATAGTCATAAATAATAACACAGTTGTTGGCTTTACCTTGATCATTAATACCCACTTCTCTTGCTAACCATCTTCTAATAATAGAGAGTTGTTCGGGAAGAGGCATCCCTCCAATGGATTTGTGGTAATATGGAAGATCCTTTACCTTTTTGGCCATCTCCGTTAATTTAGTATGTTTATAATTACTTTCAACAAACTGCCCCGTTTCAATTTCGTTGATGCCAATATCTGTTAACATTGCCATACCACGGTCTTGATGATCTTGCTTTGTCATCTCGGTGTCGAGATTTAAAACCGGAACTCCTTGTTTAGCAATATGAATGCCAGCATTTTCAGCAAATAAAGTTTTTCCCGTTTTGGGTCGTGCCCCAATAACATTAACAGTACCTTTTCTAAGGCCTCCTCCAATAGCAAAATCATAACGCTTGAAGCCAGTAGGAACTCCTACAATTTCTATAGGATTTTTAGTTAATTCTTCAAGCCTATCGCTAACATCTGCAAATACCTTCTGAGGAGTGTCGTCTGTTTCACTTAATCTTTCAATAAATTCAAAGATAGACTCTTCGGCAATTCCTAATACTTCTCCTATCGGCTCGTCGCCTTTGACTTCTAAATACTTTTCTTTAGTAATTTCTAATTGGTCATACATTTCCCTGGCGATTTGTAGCTTCTTTAATTTTACAGCAAACTTTCTTACATTAGAAAGTTGTACTGGAAATTTCATAATAGCAGAAAGGTGTTGCACCTCTTCCTTGGCTACTAAAAAATCCCCTACTCCTATTTCTTTCGCAGCCGATAAGATGATCGGTAGGTCGATGGAAGTGCTCTCATCTACTTCTAGAATATGTTTTAAGCATCCATATATAATCTGATTGGATTCTATGGTAAAGGATTGTTCTGTTATTAATGTAGCTACTTCATAGTATGCTTCTGAGCCATATCGGCAGATCCCAGAAAGGATGGCTCTTTCAGCAGGGGCATCTGATAGAATCATTACTATTCCTTTTCTTCGTCCCGAAGCTGTTTTGCTAAATTTTCAATAGGCTTTTTGTAAAATTCTTCAAAATACCAGCCGTTGTATCCCGGTTGTTTTGGCATTCTCTTTACATACAGTTCATAAACCTTCAAACATTCTGCACATTCTGCCACCGTGAACCCTCCCTGAGCAGGAGGAGGGCTATGTTTAATATAATGGGCTGTTTGGGCAGCCAAGTTCATATTAGTTCTAATACCAACAGATATCCCCTCCATGAGACTATAAATAGCAGAAATTTCTGCCTTGGTGTGAACAGCTTTTTCTTCTCCATCTTTCATTCCCAAATAATATCCTACCACGGCCATCGCCAACAGCATACTACAGAAAGTTACGTAACTAAATATTTGTTTCTTCATTGCATTTCCTTTAAAAAAATTTTTTCGGCAACTCAGTCTAACGACCACTTTTAACCTGCTTTACAGGCACAGTCGTTACATTTAAATCTATCCCTTTCGGGAGGGATTACAAGTGGAGATACGTTTTGTGTTTTTCCACACACTCTACATATGGCTTCTACTTTAGAATTTCTAGTACGGCTAGGCATCCGCTCCTTTGTTCTATAAACCCCCATCTCTTTATCAAACTTTTGAGCCTCTTTAAGTTCCGTCTTTTCAGCTGAGCTTAACTTGACACCATCAAGAAAATCATCTTCTTTTGCGGGAGGAGCTTCTTGTACTTTTTTCTTTCTGCGTCCACGTCCCCTTCTTCTTTTTTTAGGATGAGTTTTAATAGCTTTTTTTAAGAGCCCTTCAAATGCTTCTACTTCATCATCAGATAATGAATCTAGAAGATCTACTAATTCTTTTCTTTTACTCATTATTAAACACCTTTGTTTTTTGAATGTTTAAATAAAGATCACTCATATTTTTTATAGAAGAAGATAAATAGTTTATTCTATCTGCTCTCTGTTGAGCATACCTTTTGATGTCGTCAATCTTTGAAGTATATCCATCCTCTTTAACAGCTTGATTAAACTGGCTTTCCCAGGAGCCTTTATATGCTTGTTCGCGTCCTGCTACCGTGCTCTTAAGCGTTTGATTAGCCCAGTTAACTCGTGCTACCTCTCTATTATACGACCTTTGCACATGAAATGCAAGAGAGGTTAATAAAATACAAGCTTCCGCACATTCGTTAGGACTTAGCTTTTCAATTTGAGTACGTGACAATTGTAAATATTTCTTTGCACTATCATCATGAAAACTAGGACTAAACTTAGGAAGCCCAATGCTCTCTTCATACTCATCTAATACAGCATCAACTTTTTCTAGTCGCTCTGATGCGTAATCCGATTTTTCCATTGTTCCTCACCTTCATCGAAGGGTAATTCCACGTAGGTCATATTATTAATTTCGCACCACTCTTTTAAATCATTATCTCTTTTCTTCTGATTAATAAAATCTTGTCTGGAGCTATGATAAAAAGTATTAAACTTATAATGTTGCTCTCCATGAACTTCTATAACAGTTTTAATTGTATTAATATAAAAGTCTAGTGAAGCACGCTGGCTTCTTTTTAATTGAATAGGAATTTCTTCGATAATTTGTAGCGCTGGATACAATTCTTTTAAGAGAGCGCGTGCTTTAAGATGAAGTTGTGATCTTTTCCTGCTATCCCTACCTCGTACAACTTCGCCAGTTAATTTCCAGTGGCTGACGGTGCCGTCCAAGTCTATTACTTTCATTACAATTCTCTGTTTTAAAAAGCGACGTTGGGATGAAGAACTAAATCCCGACTAAACGAGATGACTTGTTAAATCCCAACCGCCGCGAATATTAAAGGAGCTTTGGGATGACGGGATAAATCCCGACTGAACGGGATGACGCGTTAAATCCCAACAACTCCTAATTATTTCTTTCTATTCCTACAGTGTCAAAAACTTCTTTTTCAAATTCTTCATACTGATCAGGATTTTCCTCTAAGAATTTGGCTAGATTGTTTTTACCTTGGACCTTTTCTCCATTGGGTAATTTAATCCAGGCCCCCGCCTTAGAAGCAATTCCAAAGTCAACCATCAAGTCCGCCAGTTCCATCTCTTTCCAAATGCCTCTACCATATTTTATATGACTCTCGACTTTTTGTCCAGGCGGACCTATAGCAGAAGTTTCAATTTTCCAATGAATAGTTTGGCCGATCTGAGTATCGTTCTGCATCAGCGCCTGCGAGTGTGTTGCGTAAAGTTTAACATCTGTTTGATACTTCAATGCACTTCCAGATTTTTCTACTTTACTTTTTCCTCTTCCAAACGATGATACGTTAGCCATCAAGTGTGTAATTCCTACAACAGTAACTTTATTAATAGGAAGAACATTAGAGATTTTTCTGCACCATTTTGACAATGTCTTTTGTACACTCATTACCTGCGTATCAGTTAGATCTCCTTTTAGCTCTGCGTCACTAGACAATGCAGAGAAAGAATCAACAACGCATACCGTATTAGGCTCTGTATGAATTATACGATCAAAAATACTCAAATAACCTTCGGCAGATAAAATATTCCCCTGGGAAGATCCAATAAGTATTAAAGCTGCTTTGTCCTGGTCCAGGTCGGTGATCCCGTGTAGGTCTCTAGGTTTTAAACGACCCTCAATATTGCCATAATATATTTTTCTTTTTTGCTTTTGGGCGTTACTACAAAAGGTGAGGGCCGTGACTGTTTTACCAACCTTTTCAGGCCCGGTCATAATAAACAAAGATCCCTCGGGAACGCCTCCTCCTAATGCAATATCTAGCTTGGGTCCTACAGAAATAACATCTGCTTCGTTGTCTGTGATATAGGAGGCGTCATGAATAACTTCTCCATACTCTTTAATTAAATCCTGAGTCATTCTAAATCCCTCAGTTTACTAATAATAGATTTCTTTTCGTTGTTATCTGCAAATTTTTTCTTATCTTTAAAATCATAAGAGATATCCTTTTTCTCTTTTGGCATCTCCTCCTTCTTTTTATATTCAGTTATAATTTGTTTAAGAACCGGAGATCTTAGAGAATATGTTTTAAACGCTCGCCGATCATTAAGGCCGTTAATAACTGCTGTTGCCCCATACTTCTTCACTAACTGTACG